CCCTACCTCCACTAACTATACCGCGTTTTGTCCAGAAAGACAAAGTTCCAATATCGTTAGATGTGGCTGTTCCGGCTGTTCTGTTCAAATAAGCGGAATCTCCGTTATTGAACCGCAACGACTGGTCTATGTCGTAGCCAGTTGCTTGAGCAGATGCTCCTGCTAGAACATTATTAAATACAGGCATTACGAAAGATTTAGTGTTGCTACAGCGTGGATGTTAGACGCGTCTTTAATAACATAATCTATTCTATCTACAGCGGCGGCTGTCGTGGTTAGTGTTGGTGCAGTGCCTCCTGCAAAGTCCCAGTCGCTTCCCCAACTGGCCGTGCGACTACCTGTGCCGTCCTGCGTGATGAAAATGCTCCCGCTTTGTCCTGCTGTGTCATTTGAAGGATTTGCAAACTCTGCGTTGTGGGCAAGCGTTACGCTAAAGTTATTACTGTTTGCCATATCAATAGTAATAGTTGTTGCTGAAGTTAACGCGGTAATCTCTCCGCGCTGCCCCGCTGTCCAAGTTTGAGCATCGGATAAATCTGGTTTAGCATCTAACTGAGTTTGAATGTTAGATGTCACTCCATCAGTGTAATTAAGTTCTGCTGTAGTAGCCGTTACTCCATCTATAATATTTATCTCAGATGTGGTAGCGGTAACCCCATCCATAATATTTAGTTCAGAAGTTGTAGCAGTAACACCGTCCATAATATTTAATTCAGACGTACTGGCTGTAACTCCATCTAAGATGTTCATTTCTGCTTCACTCGTAGTGACAGCAGTAGTTCCAGTAAGACCAGAAAACTGGGTCTTTAGGACTCCTTTGACAAGACGCAAATGGTCATCGCCTTCACTTACAGGGTCTGTCGCCGTTGGATTTGAACTATTTAATTGGCTAATGTAGGAGGCTGTTTCCAATCCCATTATTATTCTCCTAGGCTAATTCAAATATTCCAGTTGCACTAGGGGTAACTGTCAATGTGTTATCCTGTGCAAGAGTAAATTGAGAAGTTGTTAATTTAGAAAAGCAAACAAGTTTACCGCCTGCTTGGTATACAACCGCGTATTTAATATTAGGAATAGTTCCACCAGTAGCAGTCCAAGTAACAGCAGTAGAATCAAATCTGTATTTATTGGTTGCAACAGATGCCCAAGTTCTGGCAGTAACAGATGCGCCTCCAGTGGCGTAACCATTTCCGTTAGCAACTTCATTTCCTAATGATGCCTGAGTAGATAGAGCAACATTGTTTGCGTTAGCACTTGCCGCGCTAGTATGCAAAGCCATGTAAAAACCAGTACCAGTACCATCTAGGTCAAACTGGCCGTTTCCTAAATATTCTCTAAAACTATTATAAAAAGTCCATGCTGTAGCCGCCATTTAAGCCGCCTCCTTAAGTATTTCTGGATGTTTAATAATGTACGATATTAGTCCATCACCGTGAACGGACAGTTCGTAGTGATCTCCAGTTGTACTAACTAATTGTACAAACTCTTTTGCTTGTTGAAAATGGGCTACGGTACATCTAAATTTTCTATCTCCCAAAACAACTTCTATTTCCTGCTCTTCATCATTTTCTGGTTGTGAATATGCATGATGTTCATCCATAATACAACTATCAAAACCAAAAATTTCAAACTTACAAAATCCTAGCATTCTAAGCAAATGAATTGCTCTAAATGTAACAGTAGAACCTCCCATTACTGGGTAGTATTGACCATTATACTTTTCTTCTAACAAATGCTCGTTATCTGTATCACCCGCGCAATGCCATATGTAAGCTTCCTGGCCAGAAAGTTTGTCAAAAACGCTAGGATGACATTGAGAAGCAATGAAATATTTGCATTTATCTAATGTTGGCTCGACAAATCTTTTATTAAACTCTCTGCTATCCAACATAATCATAGCAGAAGGATTTAATCCCCTATCTATACAAAATTTATAAGCACCATTTAAAGCAACTACAGGGCATCCTTGATTTTTCTTCTTTTTTAAAAGATCAAATGTGTCATGTAAAGAAGGCCCTCCCGCAACTACACAAACAACTTTATCTGGTTGAGTTTCATGCGGAGTTATTTGAGGAAAATCTTTTTCTATGTTTAATTTTATATTGTTTGTTATATTTTCAGGAGTCTCGTTTAAAGAACACTTTATTTCTGAAATAATTTTTTTACTTTTAACTTCAACAACAGGTGGTTCTGAGTATACTCCAACTTGCAACATATTAAGCAACACCAAAAATCATTCTAATTTCTAATCCTAAAGTATTTGTTGCAACCGCATCTACATCTACCCTAATAACATCTGCTGTTGTTACTGTATTATTTGCTCCAACAACATGAGGTGTTGCGGCAGTAGAAGAATCTTTTTCATTTAAATCTATTGTTATAGGGGTAGATAACATATCTACTGCATCTGTAAGATTATGCAACTGAACGTTAGTTATAGAGCCTCCAGTACCTACTGTATAAACATGTGCTTCAGCAGATTGAAGTTTTTTATTATTTAACGAAGAAGGAATAGTTATATGTGCAATCCCATTTCCTGTTACAGGAGCAATGCTATCGTTTACGCATTTAACTATTAAAGTTCTTTCAACAAAAGCAGTTATATTGTCAGGTAAAATTGATTTTGGTTCTGTAGTAGAGTTGTCATAAAAAAGAATTTTATCTGCTGAAGAATCTAATGAAGTTGCAACTTCTAGATTAGGTATATTTTCTTGTTTATTTACGTCTAAACTTTGTAAATTAGAATCCATCTCATTGTATGAAAGAGGGCTTCCTTTTGTTTGTCTTAATGTTAATGTAGTAGCCATTAAAATTCTATCCTGTATGTAGCGGCTATTTTATCTTCAGAGTATCTCAAACTATAACCGCCTGAGTTTAATCCTAACTCATAACCGTTGTCATCAACGTGTAGTTTTAGTTTCGGCGTTTCTTTTAACATTGCGAAGAGGGTGGCAACTACGATCCCAGAAACGACTATTTCCTTTTCGTGGCTTTGATGCCACTTCTTTCTTTTTTGACCCCACTCTAGGGTCTGGCAAGACGTGGTTCCTCTTCCGTTTCCTGTTCCGACAACTCCGGGATAGGAGCAAGCAATGTCTCCAAACGCTCTCGCTCTTTCTGACGTTCCTTGGAGGTCATACTCAGATACGACAACCGGTTTTCCAAACCTAAGAGCGTTCTCAATTTGTTGTCGGAACTGTTCCTCATTAAGATTAAATCCTGTCTGAAGGTATATTATGTCAGCATCTTTAATGTATTCAGCATTAACACCTGGCTTTAGATGTACTCCTATCGGCCTGCTTGTTTTCTTTCTAAGTTCTACTATTAGTGTAGATACTTGTGCAGGGCTATAATATTCGTCACACTCAAGACAAACAACATAGTGGCTAACAACATCATCAACCGCAGAAACAACTTGATTTTGGTAATCAATCTGGTTATCTAGCCCTCTTGCATATACATCTGGACTATCATCGCTTACCATCCATACTACCGGAGCAATACCATTAGAGCGCAAAATGCTAATTCGCTTACGCCAACTATCTCTATCAACACCGTTAACTCTACCAAAGTCTTTTGCTGTGC